CCACTATTCCAAGTGCTTTGTAAAACAGCTTTTAAAATAGTTTCAGTAATTGCTCGTGGTGTTCCATCTGTACATTGAGTGCCATCGCCAGGTGAAGAACCACCAGAACCATGAGAGACATTAGTTGCTACCCATGAGGAAAGTGAACCTGTCTCTCTAGCAGTGGAAGTGCCCCCACTAACCTTCGAATTATTCACCCCACAAAGATTTAGTTCAATATCTCGTTTTAGCTCACGGCCAGCTTTCACTAATTGATAAGCATGTTCTGATTTTCTACCTGCTTCATTAATTACTTCTAAGTTGTCAGCAATGATAAAAGTCTTACGCATAATTTGTGAAAAATTAGTACGAAGAGTTGTTGCTGCAACCGCAGAAAAAGATGAAACATCATCACCATCAAGTTGTGCATTTGCTGCCGCATTTGCCAACTGATCTTCTTGCCAGGAGAAAGTTGTGTTAGTTATTTTTCTTTTACCGATATTCGAAACGAATGGAGTATCTTGAGGAGATACATTCCAAATTACATTGGATAAATCCTCTCTCATTCCAACGGCTGAATACCTTGTAAAAGTATTAGTTACAATTGCCATTTTTATTTACCTCTATATCATGTTTTTAATAAGATCTACCGCATCACCGAAGCGGCCACTTTTTTGTAACTTCTGTTGAGATTGCTTGACCATTCTATTTTGTGCATTAGGTGTGCTTTTACTAGAACCAGGTCTAACAGTTTTTTTACTGTTAGACTGTTTTGTTCGAGCTTTAGACACTCTCTTAACACCTTTATCATATAACCATGCCTTTCTGAGTAATTTGACATGATCTGCTTTGATAAGTTGTTGCATTTCTTCGTTGGTAATTCCTTGATCTAGTAACCACTCTCGTAGTTGACCTTTCTCATTACCAGCTACCTTATTGTCTTTCCATTCTGGAATCACTTCAGTAAGCTTTGCATTTTCTACAGTTATGACTGATTGAAGATAATTAGCGTGTTCCTTTTCGTTTGTTTGCCTGATTCTTTCTTGCTCTTGCTGTATAGCTTCGAGCTTTTTCGTTCTGGCCTCTTCTTGGGTTCGCCATTGTCTTTCTTGTCTTGCTGCTTCTATTGGATTAGCTTTATATAAAGCATCCCAATCGGGCTGACTAGGTGTATCTGCTTGTAGTTGTTGTTCAAGCTGCCCAATTAATTGAGCATATTGTTGTCTCTCTTGAGTTACATTCGCAAGTTCAGAATCATAAGCTTTACGCTGTTCAGCTAGCTCTTGCGATTTTCTAGTGTAAGAGGCTTGACGAGAATAGCCTTTTTTAAGTTCATCAAGGGATACCTGCTCTTCTTGACCATCTACTTTGATGTCAAAAGATTCAGGTTCCTCTATAACTTCTTCTTGCTCTTCTGCTGTCTCACTTTCTTCGGCAGAAACATCGTCTAGTTCGAGTTCTTCAGACTCCTCTAAAGCTTGCTCTTCTAGTTGTTCACTCTCTGCCTCGCCTTCAGCTAATGCTTCAGACTCATTATTAGCCGCTAAATCTTGGCTTTCACTCTCAGGTTGCTCGTTTGAGTCCTGGTCAAAAAGATCTTCCATAATTTGTTTGGCTTCACTTAAATTGATCGGACCAGTTGGTTTTGTATCTGCCATTATTGCTCCTTGTTTATTTTACTTTTTAAAAAAATTGCATCATCTACTGATGCTTTCATTCTTGCAAAAAATCTATTTGCTCCAAGCATTTCTGCATGGATCTCTTCTCTTTGCTTCTCATTCTTTGACGATACCCATTCGTCAAAGAGATCAGTTTCAAGAAGGCTTATGATTTCTTGCAGCAATGGATCATTTACTAATTTTGCTACTTCATCTCCAAATTTAATATCATCTTGGTCTGCCATTGTTTATATTCCCCACTGGTTGTAAATTAGCTTGTTTAATAACTTCTCTATCTCTATCGGCTAAAGCTTTTATTTGAGCAACATCAACTTGAGCGCCAAACTTTGCTTGAAGCTCTGCTGCTTTTAATAACCAATTAGCCTCATCATCATCTCTTTGTCTATCATCATCACGCATCATCTTTTCTCTATCGAGTTCAAGTTGTGCTGCTTTCTTTTGTATGTCAGCTTGTATCTGTTGCATTTGTACCTGGATTAATTGTTCATTAACATCAGGTTTAGGTGGTTGCGGTGGTGGTGCTTGATAATTAGCTGGATCGCTTATAAAGTTATTAACATCTTTAAAGCCTGATAGTTGCACTATCTGGCTTAAAGTATTGTAATACTGTTGCATGTTTACTAATGGATTTTCAGGACCTAATTGCTGAAGTAGTTGTTCTTGTTTTTGTAAAATGGTTTGCAAGAAAGCTAATCGTTCTTCATCAGATCCTTTTCCTAAAGCAACATTAACAATGACATCCATATCTGAGTTCCAAATTCTAGGATCTATTGGAACAAATTTATTAGTTAATCTAACCATTCTTTCTTGATCTTGATGAGTAATGATTAAATCAAAAATACCTTTAAATAATTGCTTCATACCTGTTGTTGCAAAATTTCTAGCAATTAATTCAGTTCTTTGTTGAGCTGCATTAATAGTTTGTGCAACTGCTAATTTAGTTGAAGATTGTAATGCTGATGGATCAAGACCATCAGCAGCTCTTGAGACTCCTGTTCTGTTTTCTCTAACTAAATCTAAATACTCAAGCATTGGAAATGCTTCCTTACCAATGTAAGGCATTGAGAACGGAATAACACTACCTGGATTTCTCATTCTAATAATACCGCCAACTTCAGTATTTAAAACATCATCCATAGATGCTTGTCCTTCAACAACACCAACTCTAGGATGTGTTGATAAAGCTAACGAATCTAAAGAAGATCTTAAAACCATAGATTTAATTTTCTGAACATCCATTGTTATATCTGCTATAGATAAACCAAAGAATTGATGTGGTTCTGGATCTGGCATGAAAGTAGCAAAAGGAATATGTATTGCTGGTTCGTTTAACAAAATATCGTAATTTTCACCAATAGAACAAATCCTTCTTCTTTCAGCTATTCCATCACCATCCATATCAGCATAAATATACGATTCAACATATAAAGCCCTTCTCATTGAAGGATCACTTGAATCATCATCAAAACTATTTAAGTCTTGGTTACGAGCTACGCTTTCTTGGTTGAAATCAAAATCTGTTTCGTTAGTAGCATAGCTACTTACTTCATCTTCTGAGTAACCCATGCTAACTAATTCTGAAATAGTTAAATACCTACGATGAGCTACAATATCAGCATCTTCTAAAGTTCTAGCATTTCTATTTATTAAAAACTCTTCAGGAGGTACGCTTTCTATTCGTACTCTCCCATTGGGGATAGTACGAATAACCCTTACATTGTGAGAGTTAATTGGATTGCCCAGTTCGTCAACATTATCTGATGACTGAACAGTTTCTAAAATTTCAATTTCTATTCTTGGATCTGAAGTTAATGTCGTTAAAGAAATATCATCAATATTTTCTAATTCATAAGTTTCAACTTCGCTTTGATCATCCCAATAAAATTTAACAATTCCGCATTTCTTTATTAGAGCATCTTTAAAAGCTGATAATAAAACTGAGTAGCCATCATTATCATTTTGAAAAACATAATTACAGTAATCAGTTGCTTGTTTAGCAAGAGGAACATCTTCAGGCCCTATTGGAACAAACTCAACTACATTTGATCCACCATGAAAGATCCTCATTAACGATGGTAGTATTGCTTGAACAACATCTCTAACATCCATTGATACTGCTTGTGATCTACCGCTTTCTTCATTGCCAAAGGGCCTACCTAAATAATACTCTTCAGACTCAGCTCTAATAGGACTTATCGTATTGTCGATAAAATCAATCGCATCATCTATTTCACTTTTTAAAATAGATTGTAATAGTTCATCAGACATTCTTTCAGGCTCAATAAGAACATCTTCTAATCCTTCTTCGTAATCTTTCATGTAAACCCTATATATAGATTATTAATACCTATATTTTACTAAATATGTAAATAAATTGTTTACATTGTCAATAATGATTAAACTAATAGTACCAGAAACCCCACATCTGGATACTACTCATTAACCCTCGAGTAGAGTTTTTGTCGCAAAGACAAACACGCTGCTAGGCAGCAAATGAGGAGGCCAGTCTCCTATCTGGCCTCCGACTTTAAAGGATAAATTATGGCACATGAAAATAGAAAAAAGAGTTTGATGAACAAACATAATCTTAAAGGCGTAAATAAGCCTAAAAGAACACCTGGACATAAAACAAAATCACACATGGTTTTAGCTCAGGATGGACATGATTTAAAGCTTATTCGTTTTGGTCAGCAAGGAGTTAAGACTGCTGGTAAACCTAAAATGAATGAATCTGAAACGCAAAAGGCTAGAAGAAGAAGTTTTAAAGCTCGTCATGCTAAAAACATTGCTAAGGGCAAAATGTCAGCTGCTTACTGGTCAGACAAAGTAAAGTGGTAATACTTGAATAATACAGATAAAGAGTTAAATAAAATTAATAAACAAATAGGAGGTTTATATTTATTTGTTAGCTTCCTACTTATAGTGACTTGGTTCTGGTATTGAAAGTTCTTAGTGTTTTTGATGGCATGAGTTGTGGGCAAATAGCTGGACAGTCAAAGTTATTTGTCATATTTTAAAAAATATGACAAAAACCTCTTCACAGAATCGCTTCTATGACACGATCTCGTCTTAACTAATATCCTAGATACCCCCTAAATCAGCTTATCTTTGTATTTTTCTAAGCTTTTGATGTTCTCTTCTGCCTGGGATAAAAGATCTGTCCATTTATGAATCTCAGTTAATATCTCAGTATGTTCGCCAATTGCAACGCTTTTTGTAAATAGCATCCTCAAGGTCGCTATAGCTTTTAGCCTTTCTGATTGCCAATGAGCTATGGCTGCTTTATAAAAGTTATCATCCATTTATACAATTCCTTTTAGTTGTCTTTTAATGGGTTTCTTCCAGTTGGCAAACCCTGTTTGCCCTCCAGCAGTTGCTGCATTGCTAGCAAAAGTCAGGCAAACAGCATCAGCTAGATCAGGAGAAGCAATTCCTCTTTTCTTCATTTGGTCCTTGCTTTCAATAATCATCTTGCCAGAAGAGGAGAATTTATAACGAGGTGAGACTAGTTCAGCTAATAAATGCTCATTTTTTGGGATTCTTACATCCCTTTGTTCTAGCCAAGCTTTTACCTTAAACCACAATTCAGCCCTTAAATTCTGATAAGTTTTACTTAGAGCTGGAGCTTCAGAAGTATTGATCCCAACACAAGGCAAACCAAGCTCTCTTAAACGATCAACTACCCCTCCTCCAACTCCAATACTATCAACTAAGATCTCTACTGGTTTTAGATCGTTATCAAATAAAGCATCATATTCAGCTTTAATTGCACCACATAACCTCATGGTATCTAAGCCTTTCCAACTCTTAATGTCCTTTATAACGCGACCTTGCCTAATAGCAAGGGCGCTTTTCGCACTGCCAAATCGTGCAATGTCTAATCCCCAAATAACACTGGCCCGCTTATCTAATTGAATATCCCTATTTTGAGCATCCACCACTAAACTTAAAGGAATGACAGTATCATCTTCTGATGCTGGAAATTCCCCTAAAACCCTTACTCTATAAGCATTGCTTTCTTCTCCATATCTGATCTTCATCTCCTCAATGTATTCCTTAGAAACTCTAGGAGAGTTGATACAACTAACTTTTCTGGTCCACCAAGAGTCAGCCATTCTATGATGCGTATCAAAGAAGAAACCGCTTGATCTGGTTGGATTTCCTAGCAATATGGTCGTTGCATTATCTCCAGACATAGAACCAGCAGCACTTTCAAAAACAGATTCGGGTATTCCTGATGCTTCATCTGCGATGAGCATCACATTCTCACTATGTACGCCTTGCAAAGCTTCTGGTGTTTCTGCTCTTGAAGTTCTACAACTAATAAAAGCCTCTGTTGGAGAGGCTTTTAGAAAGATACGATCAGTCTTGGTTTCAAGCAATTCAGACAGCACTTTTGGTAATTCTTTAAGCCATCGTTTAGATTCAGCGAATAAAGCATCGAATAACTGAGCGCTGGTTGGAGCAGTAACGACTACCTTACAAGGATACCTAGTCAATATGAACCACAACATACCCCAGGATGCAGCAGTAGACTTTCCAGTTCCATGTCCCGATCTAACCGAGATTCTTCTTTCTCCTTTAGCGATTGCTTGAAGAAATTCAGCTTGCCACTCGTCAGGCTCTACCTTAAGAATGTTTTTAACAAATGCAGTCGGATTATTGCGATATGCTTTAACGAAATCTAAAAAAGGATTATCAGCCATCAGGCTCTTCGTCAGTTGAGCATGATGGAAAGTTAATGGCGCATGTAGCTCGCCACGAATTATAAACACATCCCCAATCATCACCCTTGCCTCTATAATGTAATGGGTAGTTTAGTATTTCTTCTTTTTGCAGTATCAACTCTTGTTGGTGGGATACTGTTGCAAATACACCGATTGCTGTTCCTGAAAAGAAAATCATAAATACGATTAAAAGATATTTAATTTTCATTCTCTTTCTCCTTTTTTCTATCCTTCCGTAAGATCCGATAAGCTTCTCTACACCTTTGACAGATACCTCTTTCCAAACGAGCTAAGCTTCCACAAAAATCACAAATGGCTAAGACATCCATTTGCTTTCATTACCGCAATAACGAACCAGGGTAGATGCTGAACAAGGGAAAAACTGTTCCGTTATTTCTTCAGCAATCTTTCTGAAAGAGATGTTTTTTACTCTTCGTTTTTGTATTAGTGTACGAGCTTCATTTTTGTGTTTAGATTCAATTAAAAAAGATTCCTTACCATTCCCTTTCAATTCCCATCCAAAGGGAATAGGACCGCCTGTATAGCCTTTAGATTTAATGTTAGGTAAAGACATTGCTGCTTTAGCTTTTTTACCTTTACTAATACGAGCATTAATTGTTAATCGTTCATAATCAGCAAAGGAAGCCATGATGTTGATCATTAGTTGAGCTACGATGTTTTTATCATCAGTTAGATCACCTAAATCTTTAGTGATAACTCTTACACCTAATGATTTAAGTTTTTCTATGTCGTTTAAACAATTCCTAAGATGTCTAGTAAAGCGATCTAGTTTAGCAACGATGATTACATCACCTGATTTAAGATCAATATCTTTTATAGATGGTCTTTCAAAGAAATTAGTAGAACCTGAAACGCCCACATCTTTTAAAATTTTTTTTATTTTTAGGTTCTCTATCATTGCTAGACCAGCAACTTGTCGTTCCTGGTCAGCAATGCTGGTGTTATCAGCTTGGCTAAGTGTAGAAACTCTTGCATATCCATAAACTGTCATATCGTTCTCCTATAGTTTTTTTATTTAATATACATTGTCAACTTATTCTTGACAAGTATTTATTTATAATTTTTTTAAAATTTTTTTTGTGTGTCAGGACTTAGTCATTATCATCACCCGAAAATTATTTAAGGAGGGGTCGATTGATTTTATCTTTCAGAAAAAAACTAAACGAAAAAATGGATAAGAAATATAACTAATCGTAAGTTATTGATTATTAAGGGTTTGCGCGGTTAGTTGTTTCAGCGTTGTAACAATGAAACTAATAATAATAGTAGTATTGGCTTAGATGCTTGCTTTTATTTTCCCACATGCGTATTTCCTAACCCTTTCAATGTTTTTTTAATTAGTCTGTAAATTAATTATTGACACTATAAGGGTGACAGATATAATGGTACTTAATAACAATATAGATAGGAGACAATATGAAGATGGTAATAGAAATCAATTTAAATAACTCTGCTTTTTACAATGAGGATGGAGAATTTAAAGGAGTAAGAGAAGGCTTTCGAGCAGAAGAGCTCGAAACAATGTTTAGCATGTATCCATTTAAGACAATAAAGGATGTAAATGGTAATACTGTCGGCTCAGTCAAGCTCCTTGATGGTGCTGAGCATCAAATAGTTTAATTATTAATATAGGAGAAAAACAATG